CGTGATCTTACGCGGCCGATTGGTGAAACACCTTTATAAGGGGATCACATGACGAAAACGTCACAATCAGCTTGCCGAGCATTATTGTGCAGTGGACTAAGGACCATCGAAGCTTATCCAATTTTGAATGAAATTCAAAAGTGGGTAGCCTCAAATGGTGAGGAGTGGACCATTTCGCGACTTAAAACCATTAAACAAGCTTACATTCGTAAACTTGCTGGGATCGAACCTTTGTTTGATTCGGCCAGTTGGATTAAGCACGACAAAAATGGTCCGAGAGGACCATTCCGTCTTCTGTTCAAAATGAAGAAACCTCATAAGGCAATTGCTGCCCTTATGGTGTATACTACATTTGTGTCAACTAAGTTGACATCGAGACAGAAGACGAAATTCTACTCTGCTCTGGGCCCAGGTAAAAGGGTTCCAGAATTAGAGTTGTTAAGAGCCAACCTCTTTGGAGGTGGCCTTAACCTGCGCGAAGGCGAATGGAAAACCATCTTGTCTTACCTGAATAGGAATACAAGAGTGCCAGTTATCAGAGAACCTGAGAACTGGAGAGATGATCCACAAGTTGCCACTGCCCCTATGGGGTTAGATGCAATTGTTGGATCAGCCAGCCACCCACTTTTTGTTAAGTGGTGTGAGGTCAACCATTCCCGGTTACCTGCAGAGTACTATTCTCTCTATGCCTCAGGAGCGTTTACGCCTGAGAATTGGGAGGAAGTAGAAGGCAGACCTGTAGGTGTGATTTCACACATACAGGAACCGGGTTTCAAACTTCGTGCAGTAGCGAATCCTCTAACCTCTTTCCAACTTGCTTTAAGCAAGATGGGAAGTTCACTCTACGGTTGGTTGAAAGACCAACCGGAGGACGCAACTTTCGATCAAGATTCAGCTGTCAAAGAGATACAGCAGTATATGAAAGAAGGGGGTCATCTTGTTGCAATGGATTTATCCAATGCGACTGATACGTTCCCTCTAGAATATACAATGCAAATTTTGAGAGCTACGACCCTTAACCAGTCCGATGTTGACCTATTTGAAAAGGTCAGCAAAGGAAACTGGTGGGACAAAGCTATGAACAAGAATGTTCAATGGGAACGTGGTCAACCGTTGGGTTTATACCCTTCGTTTGCTGCGTTTGCAGTTTCACATCACGCTGTTGTGCGATCTGTAAGACCATCGTTCTATCGAATCCTCGGAGATGACATAGTCATCGACAAGCGATCTGCGCAAGCTCTTTACCGAGCTTACCAGAAACTCGACCTCAAAATTGCTAGTGACAAGAGTATTAACTCAAGCATATTAACCGAATTTGGTGGTAGAATTATCACCAAAGATAGGATATATGTTCAACCCAAGTGGAAAGATATTTCTGACAGATCCTTTATGGATCTTGCCAGACAGATCGGACCATCCGTACTAGGTTACCTAAAACCTAGGCAAAAGGGTTTTGTCAAACTGTTCTCAGAAGTACCTAAGGATTTGCACCCTTATGGTCTCAACTGGAATCCGAAAGGAAAGACTTATGCTCAGCGTGCGGAAGAAGCACAGGAACTTATTTCTTTATTAAAGGAACAAGCAACTGTGTGGCTTCACGACAACCAGTCTAAGTCTTTAAGTGACCTAAAAGTAGCCCTTAGTCTTGGACAATACCAAGATTTTAAACTACTGATAGAGCCAGATAGGAAGTCCCTAATTGGGACATCAGAGGATGACCTATTGAATCAGTGCGGAATCCACACTGCCGAGAGAACATTGGATAGTTCTCATTGGTTAATTCAACAAATGGAAATCTCCGACCCTCGAGGCTACTCTACTCTGGATGAACTCCAAAATAGATATGGCCACATGGTCCCGTCCAAACCTGCAGATATTGCATCTAC